CGTGCCAAGAAATACATTGCCGTGGCGATCGGCATGCGGATCGGAAAAGATGTCGGACAAACCATCGATGCGGGGGGACGAAGCAATTTCACGCTCGAGCGCCGGCGGATCGTCCGGCAGGCCGACGACTTGCCGTCTGATGGCCGGCCAATCAGGAAGGTCTTGAAGCTGCGCATTGTAACCGTGCAGCAAGTTGGCGTGGCTCAAGATGCGATAGCGAAGATGCCGATCGGCTTCCGCAATGTGGTCGTAAAACCCGCGCAGATGATCGCGGGCTTCTTCGATCGAAGCCGCGAACTCGGTTTCGCGCCGCTCATTTGCAGCCTCGTGCCGGTCGAGCTCGGCAGCGCGCTCGGCAAGCGCAGCGGCAGTTTGCTCCGCCTGAGCCTGTACGGCGGCGAGCTTCTGCTCGGCAGCGCCGATGTTCTTGTCAAGCTGCACAAGCTTCTTGAGCGCTACCTTGGTGGCCTTCGGATTTAACGCCAAATCGATCAGCACAATCGCAGCGCTGAACGGATCCACCGCCGGCGCATAACCGTTACCGTTGTCGCCGTCGTCGTGGTCGCGGTCGTTGTCGTTCATGACAGATCCTTATGCGCGCAAGCCGGCGTCGATAGCGTCGACTTTTTTCTGCCACCTGGCCCGCAGCTCGATGGCCTGATGCGCGTCGTTTTCAGCCGCCGTCTTCGCAGCCGCAACCGCCGCCTCGGCTTTTGCGACTTCGGCTCTTCGCGCATTGATTTCGTTGTTAAGCTCGAGCTGACGCTGCGACAGAGCGCGGCGGTGCGCGTCCTGCTCCGCAGCCATCGCGGCACAGGCCTTCTCCTGCTCGACCGCGAGCTGCTTGATTGCCGCCCGCGCCTCGTTGGTCTTTTCCTGCGCTGCGCTCAGTTTGTTGATCAGCTCACTCGCAGCCTTCGGATTAGCAAGTAAGTCAATGAGACCAGCTAACACCTTCAGAGCGTCGGACCGTTGGTCATAATCATCTACAAGAGTCATGCTGCCCGCTCCGTTTGCTCGTCGCGCCGGACTTCCAATGCGGTCTCACAAAGATGCTTGATCATGCCGGCCAGGGTCCTGTGCTCCTTTCGAGCTCCCCGCTCGATCGCGGACAGCAAAGGCGGACCAAACCGAACCGCAATCTGCTTTGAGGTTTCCTTCACGGTCATTGAAAACCTTTTCACTGCACAACTGCGCAATGACTGCTCCTGAACACCATGAGCTTGCAACGCACCCTCCAATGCATAGATCTAGGTAGAGGGCTCCATGACATCGCCAGCCACACCAACGCCGCCGAAGGATCCGGCGCGCCTGGCTGCACGGAATGAGGAAAGGGGGATCAGATGCTGATCTATCGCGGCGAGCTCGTAACCGGAAAGGCGGCAATGCTCCGCCTCGCGCTACGCGACTTGATCCACGAAAAAATCTTTCTCGGTCCCGTCAATGTCAACGACGGCACCGTGGGACGGCTTATCAACGAGCCCAATGGCGGGCTGCGCATAGAGGTTTGGGCAAGAGGTGTCGGCTGGATCGAGGCGCCCAAATCGCTGTCGCTTTCGAGCTTTATGCCCGGCGCCGTGCGCCCTGTTTCCGCCGACCTGGCCAGCCGCGTCGGCATGCCAGCTTCGGAGCTCTGAACGCCGAGAAATACCGATTCGGCATTTTCAATATCAGCGATTGCAGAAGGATCCGGCACAGTTTCGGGTCCAAATTTTTTCCCGGATGGTTCGGGGCCGAGTCGGTCGGTCGAGTCTGGAGACGCCCGGCCGCGCGCGAAATTTCCCCCCATACGCCTCGCTTTGGCGGCGATTTGGGGGTGGTCCGCGCGATGCGCCCTCGACGAAACGCACACCAACGGGCTCGGCTCAGTCAATGCAGGCCATCCTGGCGGCGATGCTTGATCACAGCAGCGACCGTCAATCGGGGAAGCGGTTTAACGGTGATTGAAACTGTCCGAAGAATAGCCGGTAATCGGACAGATGAGCGGATATACAATCCGCTGGTCATCTCTTAAGTCTTGATATTGCTTGGTGTTTTTAAGTCATGTTGCAAGCATGTTGCGTCCAGCCGAGCATCGTAAATCGGACAGTTGCTACTCGCCGGCAATTGCATTCAGCGGCTTGAGCTCGGGCGTTGATGAGGGCGCGATGTTGATAATGCGTATTGTCACGCCCCTTGCATCAGCAGCATTGGCAGTACGCAAGGGCTCGTCGGAAACCTGCTCCAACGTCCGGAGCGCCTGAACCGCCGGCATGGTATCGTTGCGATCAGCGATTTCGCAAAGTCTGTGAAAATTGCGAGGGCCTCGCGCATCACGCAACACCTGCAACTGCTGTCTCAAATAGTTGAGCACATGGCTTTTGCTGAGCGCTAAGCGCAAGGCGTATGTGGACAATCCAACTTGCGCGGCGGCCTGTTGATAGTCAGCGCCGGTTTCAACGATGGCGTCGATTGCGCGTTTGACACGCGGTGTAATGCGCGGTTTTGGCGTTCTACTGCGCGCTAAATGCGAGTGGTCGGCAAAAGCGACGTTGGACATGATTGACGTATAGCCTCAAGCTGGGCTCGTCGGCAATGAATGATACACGCGGAGATGTGTTAACCGGTCGAACCGGTGAACCGGTTCAAAACGAACTTGTAACTTCTCCCCAGCATTTCATTTCATTAGCCCTATAGAGAGAGACCAGTTCAACCGGTTCAACCGGTTCAAAGGCTTATTTTTCGCGGCTAACTTTGCGAACCGGTCGGTACCGGTTGAACCGGTCGGGTGTAACCCTTCACTGGCTTTCCGTCGATCTCCGTTTTCTTTGGTCCATTCCAGCCGAGCCGCCGCATACAACGACCAAGGCGCTTGAAGTCGATATCACGCTGTCTGCTGATGTGAATGCCGAGAGCAATCTCCAAGAGGTCAACGCTGGCGACGCGTTCCTCACCCTGCTCGACGGTTCCGATCGTGTCGACGAGCTTGTCATCCCACGGGTCGCTATCTTCTCGTGCTTCCTGCTCGGCCCGCGCTGTATCCCACAACTCGCGCCGCAGCACGATCGACGCACCGCGTTCTTGGGCTGTGGCTTCCGCCCACAATTGGTCGCGGTCGCGGCGCAAGGCGTCAATATCAATGGTGCCGGTCTTAATCGGCCAGAACCGGCGGTCGGCCTCCTTCAGGTAGTGATCATTGTTCGTCGTCGCGAACAGGATGCAGCGTCGCGGCTGATCGATGCGCGTTCGCCCATAGGCCGGGCGTGCCCGGTCGGCGGTGCGGGATGCAAACGCCTTGATATGTTCGACCTCGGTGCGCCGGATGTTCGACAGCTCGGCAATCTCGAACAGCCAGATGCCGGCGAGCAGTTCCTGTGCCTCGCGGTCGCGCACGCCGAGGATGGTCTGGTCGCTAAAATTTTCGCTGCCGGCCAGGATCTCGATCGCCATCGACTTCTGCGTCCCCATTGGTCCCTCAAGCACAACGATCGAATCGAACTTAGTGCCGGGGCGCCGCACGCGGCGGACGGCAGCGATCAGGGTTAGCCGGCCGAACTCGCGGTTGAGCTCGGTGTCGGCAGCGCCAAGATAGGTGACCAGCCACTGTTCGAGCCGCGGCGTGCCGTCCCACTCGAGCGCATTGAGGTAGTCGAGCACCGAGTTGAATTCGTTATCCCGGCTCAGCTGCATGATGGCATCGAGCACGTATCCGGGGCCTGGGTCGAAGCCGAATGCTTTGTGGATCTTCACGCACAGCACTAGGGCGGCATGATCGAGATTGCCGATGTGCTTGATGGTTTTGCCCTCGACCAGCAGTCGGTCGTGGAATGCGTCGTACCGGCATACGATTCCGAGCGCGCGCAGTGCGCGGCGGGCGTTGGTCCGTGTCGGTCGCGGCACGCCTTTCTTGTCGGTCGCTTCCCAAACCGCTTCCTCATCCGGCTCGGAGTCCGGTTGCGAGATGCGGCGTTTCTGCCGCCACTTATTGAACGAGCGCTCGACTTCCTCATGCAGCCGCCCGGTGTAGCGACGTCCAATTCCGTTCGGCCATTTTGAAAGCTCGTCGACGATAGCTTCAATCGACATGCCCTTGGCGCACAGGTGGCCGATGACGGCATGAAACACGGCACTCGCGTCGGCGCCGGCCGGCGCGCCGTTATGGATGATTTCGTCGTAATTGATTGATTTGCCGGTGCCGGCTGAGTTGAAGTCGAACCGCTTGCCGCCGGCGGACTTACCGGCGCCGTCGTAGTGCGCCTGGATTTTCTCGAGTAGATCGAGCGGCGCTAGTTCCTTGCATTCACCCAGCTGCGCGCCGGTGATCGTGATGTAACGCTCACATCCGCGGTAAATCTCGATCGCAGCGCCTTCGCGTGTGCCCTCGACTTTCCACTTGCGGTGCAGTTTGTCGCCAGTGCCAAGGCCGATGATCCGCAACCCTTCGCCCGACGGTGTGGCCTCGACATAAGCGCCATTCGCCGCATCAACCCAAGCTTTAGCCCACGGATCGATCGCGCCGGTGTCGATATCGATGCAGTGGTCCAGATCAACCGCGGCGAATGGCGTGTCGAGCAGGGCAAAGCCAACGCCGTCGGCAGCTTTCGCCGCTGCCGCTGCCGCCTGGTACGTCGACCAGGTTGCCGGGTCGTTGTTCTTGGCCTTGCGCCGCGGGTTCGCCGCCATGTAGGGCGGCTTGGTCCAGATCTCGTCGCCGTTCTTCCCTTTGCGCAACTCCCAGCGCCACAGCACCCAATGCGCGATTTGGCACAGTGGGGCGAGCGCGAGCGGAAAGTTTTCGAGGTTGGTGGCGATACGGTTCGGCTTCGTCATCGGCGTCGTCCAATCCGGCAGTAGATTGCATGCAGCCACTTCGCCTGTTTCTCTGACGGCTCGCGCCGGGCGCACCAGCGCACCATGTCGGCGACGAACTCTTGTTCCTTCGCGCTCAAGCGGCCATCGTCTTTGTGTTCGATCTCGCAAGCCATCTCGTAGAACGAAGGTGGATCGACACTGCTGAAGCCCACATCGGCCGCCGCGGCAGCGTTCTTGCCCTCCTGAAAGCCTGCGTCATAAAGCTTTTTCATCTCGGCCTGCGACAGGCCCTCGATGCGTGTTGCCAGTTCGTGGATATCGGCGCCGTCCTCCCGCAAGACGCGTTGCAAGGCGTGCACCGCGGCAAGTGCCTCGCCGTCATTGGGCGACGACAGCAATCTGATCAGTTTCTGGATCTTCCCGACATTCATGTCCGCCAGCACCTCGCGCGATGGCCGCAGAAGCGGCAGCGGTAGTGCTCAGGGTCGTCGGTGAACCGCGGCAGCAATTCGCCGGCGCGCGTTGCCGCAATGACGATCTCGGCGCGCTGGATCCAGGTCTGCGCAAACTCGGCGTCGTAGGGCACGAGGATATGGAGGCGTTCGCAATTGTCGGCGTTGGTCACAGTGAAGATTGCCGGATTGGCGTCGACGCCAAGGTAGTGCTGATACAGCGCGACCTGGACCGCGTATTGCGGGTATGCCTGGCGCAGTCCATCGCGCTCGATCGTCTTGAAACCCTTGCTGCCGAGCCCTTTGTGCTCCCACAGCGCGGGATAGCCGACGTCGGCGACCTTGGGGCCGGCGACGAAGATGCCGTCGGCGTGGCCCTTGAGCATGCCGTCGAGTGCCTCGAACTTGAGCCGGTCTGGTTCAGCAAACTCAAATCGCGCCCGCGCAAAATGTTCGCGCGACAATTGCTCCAGGAAGTGTCCGCGCGAAAACCGATCGCGGGTTTGCAGCGGGTGCTGCTGGTCGCACATCCAGTCAAACTGAATCTGCCGCAAGCACTCTGATCCGATCGATGATGCACCGAGATAGCCGCGGGTCGGCTCTCCGATCTCGCGCGCGCCTTCCTCGAGCAACGCGTTGATTGCGATGCTCACAGGCAGAGCAGAAAGTTCGGTGCGGTTGAAGTCTGGCATAGAATTTCCACGTTATTACTGCTCACTGCCGCGCTAGCACCGGCATGCGATAATGCGGGTCACACTGCAGATCGTCGGGGAAATGGCCATGTCGATCGGGCACTAATACTTGCTGTACCTGATAAAGGTCGTGCCCGTAGAAAACGCCTGCTTGAATCGTGTACTCCGCTTGTGCCGTTGCATTAGCATTGATGATCTTGATGGGATATTTGCCGCCAATATCGACGATCTCGCCGTCGGTAAAGCGCACACCGCGTTCGATCATCATGTCCGATAGGATGTTGAGAAATCCGGAATTGCGCGCACCGCCGATAAACAGCAGCTCGGGTAATCCCTTCAGCTCATTGCCGATCGTATAGGCAAAGGGTGGCTCGTCAAAAACGCCGAGGATCTGCCGACCGTCGCGCTCAATATCGGCTTGGATCAGTGCATACTGTTCTTCCGCATAGGCCATCACCATCCTCCTTCGTTCAGTTCTGCCCGTGCCTTGCACGAGCGATTTGGTTTGATCGTTTCCTGCTCTTTGATTTGTCGGAATAGACCTTTGGGTGTTCTTGGGCCCACAACATCTGCGCACATTCCCGCGCAGTTGCGCCTATGTGATCCGCGATCGCCGCCACCAATTTCAGGAACGCGATCACATCATGCGGCGCATCCGTGCGGCGGCCGTAATCGGTTTCGGCCCACCAGCGCCGTTGCAGCTCTAACGGCAATTTCTTGAACACGACGCCGAGCAAGTACGGATTGCTTGCGCGCTTCCCAGGCCCATGACCGGCGCCGAGCAACTCTTTCAGCATCCAGGGACCGACTGAGGGATCTTTGGTGTGGTTCATTCGAGATCCATGTCCTTCAAAACGGCAGCGGGTCGTCCCAATTCGCTTCGGCTGTCACCGTCTCCGCTGTGCCTGGCGGACCCTTACGCGTGACCAGTTGTTCGCCGTTGTCACGCGCGAGCATCGCCTTGCCGATCAGGTTGTAGGCGTCACCAAGGAACGCGATCATTTCTTCGCGTGAGAACTCCATGAGCGGCTTCGACCAGTTGGTGTCCGAGTTGCTGAGCTCTGGCAGGATCGCCTCGATGGCGCCCATGTCCCAGGGATCGGGCTCGATTGCAGTCTGACGGAGATAACGGTCTGGCCCGATGCCGTTACTGGTGGCCTGGCGCGCGCGCGTACTGATCCAGCCAGCCAAGACGGCCGCGACGATCCAGCCCCACTCGGTATCAGACAGGCGCCCGATTGGCGTCAATGCTGGCACCGCGTCGCCGGCGACGACGGCGCGGGCCTGCTCGATGGCGACGCGGGTCGCCTCACGTTGCCAGGCATCTTCGATCGCGCTTAGCGACAGACGCGCCTTGGTTTTGACACCCGCCGTCATTGTGCCCACACCGGTTTGACGATGACGTTCGACGGCTTCGCTGTGGCGGCGGGCGTCGGTCGTGTAACTTGCTCGACCGGCTGCCATTCCTTGCGCTCGGGCGTGATGATCTGCGCTAGAAAGTTCTTCGCGCGATAATCGCCTTTGGCCGGCTCGACACCGATTTGCGCGAGAAATCGAATGCCATCGAATTCGGCATACTCGACAACGCGCGCCTTCTTCGCCGCCTCGGAGACATCGGTCGGCTTGATGCCGCGCGCGCTCTCGATGATCGCCCGCAACTTTCGATGCGTGATTTCGGCCGCCTGGGCGTGACCGTCGGTGGTGCCGCTAATCGTCATCCAGTCCCAGAACTTCCGCTTATCGTGGGGACCGCCGACGACGACAAGCTCACAGTCGAGCCCCTCGGACGTACCGGTCTTTGACCGTTTTAAAAGCCCGTTCCCGCCCGCGTCGCCGCGGCGGATATTCAATTGGACGACCGCGATGGTTTTGTCCGCGATAACGTCGAACGAACGTTGCTCGCCGGCTGTGTTGAAATCATAGGTCATAGTTTCACCTTCACTTCATCATTGAGCGGCTGCGAGCTCGACCAAATCGCCGCCCGTCGATTTCGCCGAGAGTTTCGTGAGTAACTTGCCGAGGTCCGGTTGCTCGATCTGCTCGAGCCGGCCCGATCGGTCTTTCGCCGGGAACTGCCAAGGGTTCGGCGTCGTGCAGATAAAGGCGCGCGTCAGTATGCCGTCGCCGAAGTTGATCCAGTTGTATGTGATCACCTGGTCGACGACGGCGGGGAGCTCGCGCCCGGTGCGCGCACCCTCGAGCTGCAGCCGATGTTCAGTGCGGTTGTAGTCGTCGGTTACGGTCTCAAGGATTCCGAGGAAAGCGACGTTTACCGCGCGCGCCTGCTGGAGGTGCATCAGCCAGGCGACCATCTCGCGAGCATGCAAACCGTAGGCGCCACGCAAGTCGCGCTTACCGGTGCGTTCGGAGAACGCCTCCGGTTGTTGCTGCGCCCAGGCGAAACACAGGCGACCGACGGCAGTCAGAGAGTCGACGAAGAACGTGTCGTACGCGCGTGGCACGCCAAGCTCGACGATCGCGGAGTCGTAGTGCGCTTGGCTGTAAACGGCGTCCGCCGGCACAGCGGGATTGGCGCCAGCCAGAGTGACGGCGAGGTCGCGGCACTCCGGCCAGGTGCGCGGCCGGAACGTATCGACGGCGAGATCCTGCACCGCCAAGTCGCCGGCCTCGATGTCGACGAATAGCGTGGTCGCGAGATCGAGCGTCCGCAGCAACGACGTTTTGCCAACGCCGGTCGGACCGACAATAAGAGTCTTCGCTCCGCGCGCGGCCGCTGTGCGATCGGCGGCCGAAATAATCTTGTTGTTCATTTGTTTTTCTCTGCGGCGATTGCAATTTCGGTGGCAAGGCGAAGCGGAATGACGACGAGAGGTTCCAGCCGATCGGCTTTGACAATTAAAAAATCATGGTCGCCGAGCCAGTCATACAGGCGGCGGAATCCGTTCCCGCGGACTTTGACTTCGACGCGACGATCGACGCCGAGCACGGGAACGGATAGATCGCCTGCGAAACGACCGCGTGCGGCGCCACTCAGCGGCACACGCTCTGCGGCAAAGCCGTGATCCTGTAGGAACGCAACGAGCGCTCGCTCGGCGCGATTGCCTTTCTGGCGTGGGGATCGACCGCCGCTCATGGCACAATCCTCACCAGGCGGTAGCGCGCCCCGCGCCCAAGCCACATCGATTTGATCTGATAGCCTTGCGGTCGAAGCTGGGCGTTCGCGCGATGGGCAATAACATTCAGACAGCGCTGCGCCGTCAGCGGACCGCCATCGGGATCGTCGGCATAAACCAAATCGACTAAATCACGGACCAGCACGCCGTCAGGCCGACCGGCAAGAATGTCCACCAAGCGCTGGCGCCGCGAACCAGTCACGACCAGTGCTGGTGGAAACGGCCGCTGACATGTCGGGCAACGGCGCAAGCGCCGGGCGGGGAGATCAGGCGACATTGTTGGAGTACTCGGAACAAATATTGATCGCACTCGAAAGCGCCGGAGTTCATCCGGCGCAATCGGCTGCGGTCACGCGACTAAGCGCTCGAAATCCTTTTCAGAGATTTCACGACGCTTGACCAATGTCAGCTGGTATTCATGATTGTCCGGGCCGAGGACGGTGGCGGTTTCGCCGATTTCTAGATTTCGCAAGGCCGTTTTTGCATCGTTCGGCAACCGCTCGAAGGTGTGGATGATGCCTGGTCCGGTATAAACGCTTTCTATAATCTTCATGGTTTGGGGATCTCCTGTTTGTTTTCATGTCGCCATTGCTCGTAAGCGCGTGCGACCTCGACGTGGTGCTTCAACGGGTCGAGGTTCGTCACCACCGCGCGGTAGTGGAAGCGCTGATTGCCACGCTCGGCCTGGAGTTCTGCGGCAGTCTTCTCGGCGGCTGCGAAACTTGTGAACTGCACACGGCGACCATCGAGCTGCCACCAGTAGTCATCGCGCGCGCCGCCGTCGTCGGAACACCAAATGCCGTATATTGGCTCGATCATTTCATTCTCCCTTTCAGCTGGCCTTAGCCGGTTGCGATGGCGTCGCCGGCCGAAATTTCCGACCGGCGGCGTAGTCATGGAGTCCGTCAATCCGCGGCCCAACCGAAGAACAGCCACCCGCCATCCTTCAGCCGCACACAGCCGGCCGGACCCCACTTGTCCTCGATGCGCGGATCGCCGTTTTCACAGAGCTCACGGACGAATGCTTCCGGCTCCTGACCGAGCGGCACCTCGATCTGCGTAAATTCATCTTTTCCCGCGATGCAGCCGCTGTAGACGCGCATTTCATCGATAGCTTCGTCGACTGCAGCGTCGAAGGCTTTCTTCGCCGTCTTGCCGTATACCGTGGTCTCAAACCATAAGGCGCTCATTGTCTGTCTTCCTTTTTGAGGTTGGCACCGCCGGCCATTTGCGACCGGCGGCGCCGTTGGTGGCTCGTCCCGGCGAGTTGCCCGATGCCTAGTCGGAATGTTACCCATGACCGTGAGCGGGACCGGTTCAGGGCATCGACCACCTGTCCAGCTACTGCGCGGCCTCGACCGCGACCGCGGCTTCGAGGACGCGAGCCACACCAACGTTGCGCACAAAGCTGACGACCGTGGCATCGTCGATGCCAACATTGGGCGCGACCAATGCGGTGCCGTTACCGTTCGCGCGCACCGGCGCAGCCGGAACAAGCGGGATGAGACCCCGCTCGATCTCGGCGCGTTCGGCCTGACGCTTGACTGCCCAGTTCACGTAGGTGCGGTTGACCCGCGCCAGCATTGCCGACTGCAGCTGTGTCAGTGCTATGGGGTGTTTAGCGCCCAAGTGCAGATCGGCCGCCAAGAAGGCGCGCTTGATCAGACCGAGTTGGTTGTAGGCAAGATAGCTTCCTGGAATCGACGTCGAATTGACGCCCCTGTTCTCAAACTGATATCCCGTCATTGGAATATCTCCTCGTGGCCTTGGTTACCGGGGTTGGCGCTGATATCGCCAACCCCATTTCCATTCGCGGCCAGGCCGACGCTGCGACGGTTTTCGCGCGGGTGCGCGAAAAAGGGATTAGGCGGCACACTTGTGTCTTGCGGCTGGTGCTCGGATCACGACCTCGACATCGTTGAGATCGAAGCTGGTGGCCTTCAGCTTGTTCAAAATTGCATTCAAGGCCGCGGCAACACTGGCCGAGGTGTTGTCTTTGTCATGGGCGGTTTTCTGCAGTGACAATGCCTGGCGCAGAGCCTTCGAGAGTGTCTGGTCGACATTCTTTGTTGCTGCGGCACGCTGTCCTTCGATGCGGCGTTCGAGTTCAGGGAGCCAAGATGGCGGCATGGCCGCGAGCCATGAGATGAGTCCGATGGCATCAACGAAGCGGCGCCGCTCCTCCGCCGTTGCGTTCGA